TTAAATCAAAAAAGGTAGACTTTCGCCTACCTTAGTATTTATATGGATTTTAAAAGTGACTATTTGCCGCCTTTTTTCTTTTCGCCTTTAGGCCTTGTATAGGTGTGATCCGGATCTAGCATTAGTAACTTGGATACATCTTGTTTTTGAACTCAGAAATTTCATCAGCTTTTTCATACATGCCTTTGTTTCTTAGTTCTCTAATTGCCATACAGTAGCTGCGGTATTCCATTGCTTTCATAAACTTCTTAATCATGCATTGTCTCCTAACATCAGACGTCTTGCTTCTGCGTGGTAGCCTTGGCGTGATAATTCAGCGGCTGCTCTTGCTCTACCTGCTGATTCGCCAAATGCCCATACACCCATTGCAAATGCAACTAAGAATTTGCCAATGACTTTAATAAATTTTGGTGCTGATACTGGTGTGTTTCCTACCGCTTCCATTATACCCAACCTCGCAAATTGTTATTTGCTCTTACATTTTCAATGGTATCTTTAGAACGTGCGATAGTGTAAATATCTCCGCGAGTAATTCCAATATCATCTAACTCTGCAGTTGATAGTTTTTGTAACGCTTTTTCTGTTTCGCGAATTGCTTTTTGTTGAATTCTTTTTTCGTTTACTGATTTCATAAAATCCATGAAACCTTCAACACCTTGTGTTAAAAAGCTGTGGGCTGTAAGGATAGCTTGTGACATTTTTTCGTTTCCTCTAATATATGTGTATGTTGTATGATCCGATCCTAGACCGTATGCCTAGGTTTAATCCTTTTTACAAATATATTTATTAAGGAAATAGGTAAACAAGGGTTACCAATTTGATATAGCCGGTAGTCACTAGTGTCATATGTGACACTCTGTCTTAGCTATATCCACTGACCTTAGTCAATTTCATTATGCAATGGAATTCTCCATCACCTATAATTCTTATATCTCTATCTGAGTATACATCATCTACAAAGCCAGTATATTCGTGAGAACTTGAGTTTACAAGATAGTAATGACCGTGCGCAGTTGCGCCATTCCATCGTGAGATGTCTATGTGTTTATTGTGTTTGCAACCCCAAAAGATTTCTTTAATAGTTACTGAAGCCGTACCTGCATCAAATGTTTCGCCATCAGCAATAAGGTCTGACAAAGCCACATCAACTGTATCGCCAGATGAGTCTGTTACATATACTTTGATTACTGCTTCTGTACGAGATCGTTTAAGGTAGTGTATGTTTGCCATTAGATTTTACCGTCATAATAGTTTTTGCTTAATTCACTCCAAGGTCCATTTGTATTAGAATCTGGATAAATTTTTCCAGTTGGTTGAACCCTTCTACATTTTACATATGTTTCTTGCGTATTGCCGCCAGGAGGAGTAAAAGATCTAATACCGTTTGTTACAGTGCCATTAGCTCTATAATACTCATCAACTTGTCCTGCGTCAGGATCGTCTTGAACTTTTGCATTAGCATTTACCAATGTGCCTAAAACAGGAGCATTATCGTATTGCCAAATTGCAGTTGGTGTTCCACTAACTAAAATTGTTGGTGATCCTGGTACGTCAACCCATGCCATTATTTTTCCCACCCTTTAATATATTTGTCGGAGAAATTTGCATTACTAAACTCAAGTCTATCGACGAGTTTAACTGCGTTCTTACCCATGTGGTCAATAGCAACAAAGCCTTCGCTGCCAGTTACTTGATAACCTTCTTTTGTTTTTAAGAACGTACCAATTGTTTTTGCTCTATCTAATTTTCCAATTAAAATATGTTTTGCATCTATAAGTAAATTATATAATTCAAACATCGCAGTAATTTGAGATTCTGGTGTACGTTTAAAATAATCTAATGTAGCATCTTTTTTCTGACGTTGAGCAGCTTTACCCTTATCAGTCTTACGAGTAGCAGCTTGCTGTTCGTAATAGTCATCAATATAAGCAGTCAGATCCTTGGCTAATTTACGAGGATTCTTAATTCTTTCGCCAACACGAATTTTGCTATTAACAAATGTTTTAACTTTTTGTAATGTATCTGGATTCTGAGAAATACCATTAAGAGTTTCTTTCTTAATTGTATTGAATTTTTTACCAGCTGCTGATAAGATTTTAGTTACTTCATCAGTTTCCTTTTTAGTCATGTTTGCAGTTCCAGACAAGTCTTTATATACTGCGTCTACTGACCAAATGCTTTTTACTTTCGAGAGGCCTGATGCAATCTCCTCTCCAAAAGCTGCAGACATTTTTTCAAATTCTGTTCCTCGGTACGTTGTATGCCATACCACTCCGATCTTGGATCCGAGTATTTCTTTACCGAGTTTTGATGCTTTAGGTACCGCGTAAACAATTGTGTTAGGATGGAAAGTAACGTGCGGTTCACCATCAATGTCCACCTCTTTGAGATCTTCCTTAGCATATAAAAAGTCACCTTGTACTATTCCTTTGATACCAAGTTTAGGAAACTCGGCCAAAGCTAGTTTTAATTTTGTATTCAAATCGCCCTTTGTGTCGGCGTCAACATCTGCGTTTGTTTTGTATACCTTTGGGTTCTTATTAAAGATACCTTTCTTGGCAACAAAAAATTTACCGTCAGTTGGATCAGTACCGGCAAAGATTGCTGGTGCACCATCCCATTTAACTGTAACATTTATTTTAGATTTACTACTACCTGCGAGCATATCTCTTAAAGCTCTAAGGAAGTTAATTGAATCTCGAGTTCCAATAACACCGTTGTTGAGAATGTTATCCTCTAAATGTTCCATATGCGTATTTTTAGATTCTGCAATGAACTTTTTAAATCTTATCATTTCCAAGGATCTCCAGAAAATTTAATTGTTGAGGCAAGTTTTTGTGACTCGTATTTTGCACGCATTTTCATAATACGATTACCATCTGCCATAATTCCAACACTATCGTTTCCGACCTTGACTAATTTAATATTACCTAACATTAACTTTGAAAGTTTACTATTTGATAAAGGATCTTCAACCTTAGCACCTACACGCATACCAGTAATTTTAATGTACCTAGGATATACAGCAGTTGCATCCATCCAATCATTAATGATATAATCGACTAAGTCTTTTTCTCTCATACCATTTAATTTTTTGAATAGGTCATCTCTAATTTTATTAAGTACAGCGGTTCCTAAGTACTCAGCAGCTTTGCCAATACCATCGTCAGCTCGTATTTCAGATTTACGTTTACTCGCAGCGGTGCTTAAGTTAGGATAGTTTTTCATAAGAGTATCAACAGCATCTTGAGCAAAGTTTGGCATTTTACCAACTGCTTTCTCAATAGTACCAAGGCCAGGATTCTTAAATCCAATATCACCTTGTGTTTTTGTTGATTTTGCTGATAAGCCTAGGAATTTATCGTCTGAAAACTGTACAAGAATATCAGTTGGGTTTTTACGACTATCTACTGTTTTACCAACAGCCTTTGCTAAAATACCAGGTCTGGCAGTCCACCAAACCCGTTTAACTTTACCACTATAGCCGTTATCCTTTGACCAAGATAATACTTCCTTGGCCATTGCCTTAGCTTTTTCAGTCTGAGAATTATATTCTGCAGTACCAACCTTGTCAGTTTTATCTTTTAATTGTTTTTTGGCGGCGTTTGCACCATCAAAATTTTTCCAATTGTTAGACAAGAAAAAGCCTAATTGGATTTCATTAATATCAGCAGAATCAGTGTTGGCCATTTCCGTGATATACCCCTTAAAGCTAATCAAAACAAACCTCTTTTATGTTTTTCTTTTATTTATATTAAGTGATACCACCAGCCCCAAACAAGGATTTTTTCTTTTCAGTAAATGCTCCTTTATCAAACACAGGACTATCATCATTAAAGTTTATGCTAGGTCGCGGAACAGTATTAGCTGCAGATTGTGCTTGACTTACATTTGATTGAGCGCTTTGCTCAAGATCATATAGTTGCATTTTAGCTCGATCAATACCGACAACAAACCGACGGTAATAACTTAAGTCACCCCAACGATTTTTAAGTTGTTTGATCATAAGTTGGCCAAGAGTATCTAGTTCTTCAGTTGTGATTAAGCCCAGAATACAGTCAGCAGTATGGGTAATTCCCATACTTTCAGAAGTATTAGTGAGATCCACGTCAGAGTTGCCATAACCATCACGATTAAACTGAGAGCTAGTAATAATAGCGCAATTGTATTCCATCGCAAGACCACGTACCTCCTCTGCAATTGATTTAACTAAAGTATATGAATTAGCTGCAGCCGCGCCTTTAACCCGAGCTGACGCACAAATATTTAGGTAATCAATCATAATAATATCTGGTTTAAAGTTTTTCTTCATACGAAGTTCAGTAAGTAGATGTCTGAAATGGCCAACATGAGCAGAACCAGTTGGATATTCTTTAACAACAAGTTTTCCAGTAGATTTACCTTTGATACGTTCCATGCGTTTTGCATAAACATCACGTGGCATTTCAGCAACTTCATCAATAGTAACGTCGAGCATATTAGCATCAATACGTTCTGAGATACGTTCTTCAGCCATTTCCATAGTAATATATAAAACGTTTTTACCTTGCAACAAAGCACCAGCCGCAGCATGGCATTTAACTAATGATTTACCACCACCGGTTGTAGCCAATAGTACAGTCATAGATTTGCGAGGTAAACCACCTTTGGTAATTTTGTTAAGCAATTCAATATCAAAAGGAATTCGTTCCTCTTTCTTATGATAAAAGTCATATCGGGAATCATAATCTTCAAGGTAATCATGGCCAACACTTGTATCAAAACTAATACTAAGTGAGTCTTGTAATAGGGAAGGTAATGCGTCTTTCCCTAGTTCTTTATCAGAACCATCAACAACAAGAATAGCTTTACGAATAGCATTGAATAAATCTCTGTCTTGGCAAAACTTTTCTGTTTCTTTTACAAGCCATTCTTGGTCTGTATCATGGTCGCGTGTTAAAGTGTCAACCGTAGCCATAACATTTTTGTATGTGTCTTCGTTTAAATCTTTACGTTTATCTAAACAAAGTTTAAGAACCTCAACTGATGGAGGCTCCCTGTATTCCTCAACATATTCGGAATAAGTATTAAAGATTTTTTGAATATTAGTATCTTCAAAGTAATCGGTTTTAATATAGGGATATACTTTACGAAAATAATCCTCGTTAAAAACCAAATTAGAAATTACGGTATTTTCTATCATGTATCATTTCCAGGTTTAAGTGAACTATGGCGACCAATATAGCCGCCATAGATTTATAATATAACACTTAGTCAAATTTGTCAACAAGTTTAATCTTCATCGTCACCAATGACTTCGTCGACTTCTTCAACTGTTGGTTCGTCAGCTCTCATAATATTACCTGACGCTCCAATTGCAAACGAGTTTTTAATGTACTGACTAAAATCTGTCTTTTCAAACATCATTAGCCAAAACTCTTTATTATCGTTAACTTCTTTAGCACGCATCAGTTTCTCAGAGATAACCTCACCGGTTTCTGGATTAACTGCTTCATACCAACCAACTTTTGGTTTACGAAGGTAACCACCTTTTTCAGCTACATCCATAAGACCGGACCATTTAACGATACCACCCTCATAGCTTACACTGATTGGAATTTTAGATTTTTCTCGTACATGACGAGATTTCTCAATATTAATAACAAAGTGATAACCTTGAATTTCAGTACCAACCTTGTCTTGTTGACGACCAACAATCCAAATAGTATCGGCTGAATAGTAAATACCTGTACCACCAGACACAACATCCTTAGGAAACAAACCAATCTCTTTGTATGTATGGTTAACTGCAATGAGTGGAATGTCTTTAAGATTGAGGTGTGGTGTTACAATACGGAACAGAGATTTAAGAGCTTTTGCTCGAGACATGTCTGCTACTGATTTACCATCAAGTGCATCTTCAACTTCTTTCTTAGATGCAAGGTTACCAACTGAATCGATTACGATGATTACCTTTTCACCCTTTTCGATTTTATCAAGTTGTTGAGAAATATCAAACTTAAGTTGTTCAACATTAGTAATTGGTGTATGAACTGTTCTATTCATATCAATACCAAAGCTGTCAAAGTAAGCTTGAGGTGTACCAAATTCTGCATCATAAAATAGTAATACAGCATCTGGGTTTCGTTGCATATAAGCACCAGCCATCAGCAGGGCAAATGCTGATTTAAAGTGCTTAGATGGACCTGCCAGTACAAGGAGACCTGGCGTTAATCCACCGTCGATACGGCCTGATAATGCAACGTTTACCATAGGAACCTGTGTAGGCGCCATATCTTTTTTACCATAGACTTTGGAATCCATAATAGGAGCCGTCATCTTAATGGTACTGTTTTTCACAAGTTTGTCTAATAGACTCATATTATTTTCCCTCTACAATCGTCGATAATTTACCCTTATAGGCTTCAATTTTCCCGACTCGATCGGGCCAAAAGATAGTTGATTTATCCGGATTCTTACATAGGTTATCTAAGAATGGAGTAATTGATTTGAAGAGTAACTCTAGCCTATATTCTAAATCATCAGCCTTAACTTTAGCATCAGTGAGTTGATCCTCAAGTGATTGCTTTTCGTTACTGACCTGTTGAATAGTTTCTTTGGCTTCAGCTTCTTTTTCCTGAAGTTCTTCATCAATAAAGCTGAAACCAAAGTCAAAGTCTAGAACCTCTTCGTAGACTTTATTAGCCATTCGCTAGCTCCTTGAAGATTGAGAGATCGTCGTCATCATCCATAGATACACTAGATGTTGAAGCAGGCATTGCTTCCTTTAGTGTTGGTTCTGGAGCTGATGTTTGCATGTTACCCATGTTGCTTAGATCCAAATCATCATCCGCATCCACGGCAGTTGACGGAGTAGATGGTTCCTCGTCAAGTGCAAGTACACGGTAGAGTTTTGTTTTCAACTCTGCATATGACTTGAAGTTTTTGGGATCAACCAACTCTTGCAATTTATGCTGTTGGTTCCAAATGGCTTCAATTTGCGCATCATCTTCAGCAATTGGAGATGGCGAATCAAACTCAGATTTATCATAGTTTGGATAGCCTTCGAACTGACGAATTTTCAAGCGGAAATTAGCACCTTCCCAAAAATCAAATGGGTTAACTGGCGTTTCATCTTCGAACTGTGGGTTCATAAGATCGTTACACTTGTCAAAGATTTTCTTACCAAACTGATACATGAATACCTTGCCGTCATTAGCAGGGTTGGCAGAGTCTTTAATAACAAGTACGTTTGCAACGTATTTTAGGCGACGCTTTTGCTTACGTGCAAGATCTTTATCCGAGTCAAGTCCTGTATTCCAAAGCTTGGAATTGTATTCAGAAACCGGATCATCCTGGTTAAGTGTTGTAAGCGAGTTTTCGATATACCATAGACCTGTTGGGCCTTGGAAACCGTGATCCCAAATACGTACGAATGGCATTTCTTCACCTTGTGATGCAGGCAAGAAACGAATGATAGCGAAGCCGTTACCCGCTTTATCACGAGTTGGTTTCCACATTTTACCTTCGTTGGGATCTGAGTAGCTCTTTTGAGAAACTTTCTCGAGCTGTGCGTTCAATTTGTTTAGTGAACTTGAACGATTCTTT